TAGACCTGCTTGTCATTATAGTTCTTGTTTTCATCTCTGTTTATTCTATCTGTCATCATTCTGTAGCCAAGCGTATGATTGAACTTCTCATCATACTTTCTTATAAAGTCTGCCAGTTCCTCATTTTCAAGATCTCTTTCGCTTTTGTTATGTTTAAGCCATTTATAATAATTCGCCCTCTTTACACCTAATATCTCAAACATAGCTGATAGGCTTACCTCTTTGTCTTCTTCCCTGATTTCCTTGATTGACTGATATTCATTCTCGAATTTGCTTGTTCTGCATATCCTCTCCTTTCTATCTCCTCCACTTTTTTAACAGTCTTATCTCCAGATGAGCCCTCTCCAGCTCACGCTCCTTTTCTCTCAGCTGTTTCTTTAGAAGGCCAAGCTCATCTAGCTCCTCATCCTTTTTACGGCGCCCACGTCTGTCTGATAAGCCTTCTTCACCTTTTTCTCTGTACTTTCTAACCCAGTTAAATACATTTGAATATGTCACATTAAACACTTTGCACGTTCCCTGATAATCAAGATCATGTTCCATGCAATATTTTACTATCTCTATTCTTTCTTCTTTTGTAACTTTTCTGCACTTTGTCATATAGATTTCTTTGCCTCCAGGAATATAATCCTTTAATTCTATATGATCATTATATAACTTTACCCATACAAGTACTGTCCTCTCTGAAGGAATATTATACTTTACTGCAATATCTCTTAGTGAGCCTTCTCCAGCCAGATATGCTTCTACAACCTTCCTTTTAAACTCTTTTGTATATGATCCATTTGCAGGCTTCTCATCAAATGCAGAATCGCCATATGCTTTAAAGATTCTAATCCACCTTTTAACTGTACTTTTATTTACATTTATTTCTTCTGCCAGTCTAGAAACTGATTCACTGCCATCTAAGTATCTTCTACATATTTCAATTTTTTGTTCTTTAGAAAACTTGCTTTTTCTTCCCATAAGAAAAACCTCCTCAGCAAACAGTGCTTTTAATTATTTACACTGTCTACTGGGAGGTCATCATATCAAAAGAGAAAATTGCTCTTCCGTTGTGTTTTTTCTTTTGGAATGCAAAATTAATTAATTATTTCATCTTGAAAGCAAAGGTAAAACACATTAGCTCTTTTAATAAGAATAATAGTATTAAGAGGGTGTTTTCTATAAGGCATAATTATTTTTTGTGGGTTTTCCAAACCTAGCGTATTGTGTATTACACATAGTTCTCCGTCCCGTGTATCTTCAAAGTCGAAGAAATGCACTGGCTGATATGGAACCGTCGAATAGCTCAAAGTCACCAGCTCCTTTAAAAATGTGCTGGGAATCTGACTTCTTATACGGTTGGAATACTTGATCTTCATTTTATCACCTCCTTGTAGTGTTGCATATTAACTCTAAACAATCATATAATCAACACTGCCCACAAAAAAATATAAAAAAATTCAGTGGGCTATTGCGAAAGGCATGAATTTCTGATATAAATATTAGTGGGCAGTAAAGGAGGTAACAATCTATGAATAATTCAAAAGAAATATTTGATTGCTATGCGAATATTAGGGATGAGCTTATAGGGAAAGATATAGAAGCCATTATGAGAGGGAAGCATTGGGCTCAGTTAATGCGTTTGATGTCAGACCACTTTAATACGATATCAATCGGTGCACAATCGGAGTCGGACATTGCGACTAAAATGGATGCATCCATTTTGGCTTTTTCTGATAATGTTATGGAACCTAGTGGGTTACAGGGATTCACTCTGGATAAAGAACGTAAGGTTACCATCGAGAAGGAGAAATTAACATCAGAAGGAATCGTTGAATATTCTGCAAATGGAAGAATTGATAGTAAATACTCTTCAGTTGTAATTGAATATAAACAACCATCTGCATATAAAACAAAAGCAGATACAGATAGTGCCCTTTATCAGGCTATGGATTATTTGAATTCTTTATATGAAGAAAAAAAAGGCTCTTATTTAGGTGTGATAACAGATGGCAGCCGATGCCAGTTTTTATTATTTAATGATGGCGCAAAATCACTATATGATGATGATAAGACAAAAGTGAGCCCATTAACGCCTGTGAAAAAACTTGACGCTGATATGGTTGATAGATTAATCAAGTCTATAATCAATCTTCAGATTAAGGCCTTAAACGCAGATAATCTTATACATGATCTTGTCGAGGAGCAAAAAAATGGGAAGAATATAATTTATCATTTGACGAATGCTTTATACAATTCCCTAAGTAATATGGATAGTATTACTAAGGTATCGTATGGTCAGTGGATGAATAATTTTGGACTTTCACACGATGATGCTTCAAAACAGAAAGCAATAGAGGATCGTAGAAAAGACTTAGCAGAATTAATTGATAGAGAAAGAATTGAAACAGATGAAGAATATAAAATTCTTTTTGCACTTCAAACATCAATTTCAGTTTTAGCTATGCTGATTGCATATAGGGTTGTTCTTTTAGTAAAAGGAGAAGAACATTCATCATTTCCTATTTTATTGGATATGAATATGGAGGAAAGAAGGATTGAACTAGGTAGAATTGCTGAAGGCGCAGTTTCAATGGAATTGAATGTTTTTAACCTTCTAGAACTTGGATGTTTTTCTTGGCCATTTTCTAATAACCACTGGACAGAGGAGATCAATGATTACATTAAACAGATAATTGAAATACTTATGGTATACGAAACTATGCCAGAACTTACAGATCATGCAGATGATTTGTTTAGAGATCTGTATATGTCTATTATGCCAGTAAGTGTTCGGCATTCTTTAGGTGAGTATTATACGCCTGAGTGGTTAGCAGAAAATGTAATAAATTCTGGACTAGAGCATATCCCGTTTGACAAAGAGCATGTAAGAGTTTTGGATTCGACAGCTGGCTCAGGTACTTTCATTCAAAAGGTTATAGAGAAAAAGCGAAAACAATATGGAAATTACGAATCAGAAGATATTTTGAATCGTATATTAAGTGAAGTTTCAGCGATTGATGCTAATACTCTTGCTGTTATTTTGGCAAGGATTAATTATTTCTTAGCCATTGCAGACTTGGTAAGCCTAGACAATGAAATATATATCCCAGTATTTATTGGAGATTCATCAATACCGGTTATTAATAAACTTACGCCGGATAAAAAATATTACATCGATACAATTCAGATGGGAGACAGCAATAGTATTAAAGTTAAAGTTCCTGTAAGCAGTACGAAAAACAATAGAAAATTTATTGATGAAATGCAAAAACTTGCTTTTTTTGGAGATGCTGATGATTCTCAATTGATAGCAAGACTTGATAAGATATGTGAAAATGAATTGGAACTTGAAGATATAACGGAATCCTGGTGTGAGCTAAAAAACAAGGGCTTAGTTACACCCGCTGTAATAAATTCCATGATAAATAGTTTCATGTTATGTAATATAGGTAAATTTGATATGGTGGTAGGTAATCCTCCTTGGGTTGATTGGAAAACACTTCCATCTGTTCATAGAGAAAATAAGAAATCTGTATGTTATGCAAGAAATTTATTTTCGGGAGATGGAAGGACAGGCGGGAACAGCTTAAATATTTGTGCACTAATCTCGAATGTCACTGCTGAAAATTGGCTTGCGCAAGGTGGTGTGATGTCCATTTTGATGCCACAGAGTCTGTTGTTTCAACAGAGTTATGAGGGCTATAGAAGATTTGAATTGCTTGATGGGAGACGATTATATTTCCAGGAGATTATTGACTGGTCGAAATCAGGTCATCCTTTTTCTCCAGTACAACAGCTGTTTTGCACTTATATTATTTCTGAAGATGAGAAAGACTATGAGACAGGTATTCCGTTAAAGCATGTAGTTCTCAATAAAGGAAATAAATTAGATAAATTGAAGGGTATTTTAAACGAGAATAATTTTGCTGATTATTTTACTGTTGTACCTGGAGTTGTGGGAAAAGCCTCTGTATCTCGTTCTGCTTTTACGTACGCGAAAAATTCTAAGGAGTTATCAGAGTTTAATGTTATTGCAGGAGAAACAGGATATACTGGACGAGAAGGTGTTGAATATTATCCGCAGGAACTTCAACTTTTAACATTAAAAACGATTAATGCTAAAAGAAAAACGGTTACCCTTGAAAGTTATCAAAGTACTAGATCAAAAATACCTGTTCGCAAGAGAACTCCGGAACTTGAGACAATCTACTTGAGACCATTAGTGAAAGGAGTCAATATATCCCGTTTTCATGTAGAACCCTCTGAATTTATAGTAGCATTTCCTTATGATAAGGATAATGTAAAGGTTCCAATTGGAAAAGGTGAATTACTGGACACATCACCAAAGTTACTTAAATATTATGAGCAAAACAAACAATATTTGCAGGCACAAACAGAATATAGCGATAAGATAATAGGAGATAATTCTGCACCGTATTATGCGCTTGCCAGAACCGGTCCATATAGTCATGCGGAGTGGTATGTTGTGTTTAGGGATAATACTAAATGGGTATCCGCTGTGGTAGGAGAGATTGATACTAATTGGGGCGGAATTAAGAAACCAGCATTTCAAAATCACTGTGTTTCGGTATGTGAAAGAGGTGATGGATCTTTCATCACGGAGGATGAAGCACATTATATTTGTGCTATTTTAAATTCACATATTGTTGAAGACTATATTTTATCTACAAGCGATAAACGAACTTTTAAGATTAGAATTCCGGTGAAGATTAATTCTTTTGATGCAAGTAATGCTATACATGTTCAGCTTTCTGATCTTTCAAAGAAGGCGCATTTCTCATATGATGATGTAAGTCAGATAGAAGCAATCAGAAACAAAATTGATGAATTATATTTGAGAAGCCTAGAATAAAAGTTTTCAAAATAGAACAGTAGGGCTTTAAGTGTAATGAAAACGAGCCGCTAGCAAGATATTGCTAGTGACTCGTTTTTTTAGTCTCTTATGGACTCCATAATGTCATTGAGATTGCAATCTAATGCCTCGCATATTTTTAGAAGAACATCGGTTGTGATGTTTGCACCTTTGCCAAGCTTGGCAATTGATGCTGCACTAATTCCGGCAGCATCTTTTAAATCGTTTTTGTTCATTTCTTTGTCGATTAACATCTTCCATAATTTGTTATAACTGATTCGCATTCTGTGTCCTCCATTTAATCTGTTACATCCATAAGGAAACCATAGCGTCCTGACTCTAATCCTTTAGTGAAAGTGATAACATTAGCTCCTGTTGATTTGAAATCAATGTCAGGTACGTTTTTCATATTGTCTAGAAGTATTACCTGTCCACAGTCTTGATGGTTTGTAAAGTATGTGTATAAAGAAGTCCTCATACTTTCAGGTGATACGTCCGACACGCCTTGGTCTAAACCAAGAAGAGGGGTATCAATCACAAGGAACCCAGGGTCATAAACTGCATTTTCAGATAAGTACTGTCTGAATGACATTGCAATAATGCTGTTCAAGAATGAAGTGTATCCTTGACCGTTGAAGTTTTGCTTTTTGCGGCCGTTGATTTCTACATCAAAACTTGAAAGATTAAGTCGAGCAGTAGTTAAATTTGGAAAACTACACTCAGTCAATGCATCTTTGAGCAATTTATCTATCTTTTCTTGAAATTCTTTATCAAGAAGTTCTTTAGGATGGTACTCTGATTCTGACTCTTCCTCGCTTGGCAATTCTCGAAGATCTGTTTCCCAACTTGATGCAAATTCTGCAATCACACTTAATTCGTGTTGAATTTGGATATAGATACGATAGTCATCATGCATTTTCTTTAGTGAATCTGCTTTTGGCTGTAAATCTTCTTGAATTATCTTTTCAATATCATCTCTGTGTTTTTCTAATTCTGCCAACTGTGCTGCAATATCTTCTTTTTCTGTAACAAGCTCTTTTTCAGTTTCAACTAAACCGTTCATTTGACTTGTAATCCTATGTAACTCTGCTTGTGCAGATTTTATATAGGATTTTTTGCTTTTTGCTGGAATCGTACCATCACAGAAAGGGCAAGTAGTATTGTGTGCAACATTCTTCATTTCAACCTCACCATTGACGATAAAAGAGAGGCGTTTTATGTCAGAAACATACTGACCGCGAAGAGTAGCGTATCTTCCTTGTAGAAGATTACATTCAGCTGCCTGTTCCTGAAGTTCTAATATTTGACTTAAAATTTCTCTGCTTTTTGCGGATGCGCTTGAAATCTTTGCTTCAGTTTCTTTAATACTGTCTATGATTTCTTGCATCTTCTGCTCAACATCTATTCCATCAAAGAGTGCTAGTTGTTCTTCTAATATTTTCTTCTTTTCGGAAACAGCTGATATTTTTTTATTAACGTATTCTTCAACCGCTTTTTTTCTTGCAACTCGAATTTCCTTTTTAGTTTTAGAATCGACTTCGTTAAATTCTTTTCCATTGAGCAACAACAAAAAAGAGGATAAGAAAGCAGTTTTTTCGGTGCCTTGACTTGGCTCAATAACAGATGTTTCTTTGGCAATATCAGTGACACTAAAAAGAAGAAGTGGGAGAATAGTTCTCCAACTCAATCTTTGTGTATCAAAGTACTTGTTTTTATAAATAAACTGTTCATCTTCAATTCCGATAGATGCTAAAAGAAGATCACTTAATATTGGAGCAGGTTCTTTTTTCCTTGGATTGAACTTGAGGTCATAAGTACAACTCTCATATCCAGGAACATCTGTAATGACATCAACTTTGTTTTTGCCAAATGAACGAGAAATCTGAATATTGCCTTTTGGAGTGTGAAGATGTAATTCGATAGTTGTGTATCCTAGACTTTCGTCAAATGGTTTATTTTTGCTACCAAAGCAGAAATCAATACATTTGATGATACAGGTCTTTCCTGTATTTGAGCGTCCTTGGATTAAGTTTAACCCTGGTTGTAATTCAACAGAGGAGTCTGTTTTACCATTGCCTTTTGCAAGGACTTTTGTTATATAAAATTTGCTCATGACTCCCTCCTTAGTTCGTTAATTGCCTTCTTGTTTATTAGATTTATAATTTCTTCATCTGAAAAGGATGAAAACTTTTGATGTACCTTTTGTGAAATTTCAAGGTATTGTGCTGCATAATCAGATGATAATGATTCTACATATTTTTTGCCAGATTGGTTTAGATAGTATGTAAAGCCTTCCTCTGTACGTTTTATGGATATTAAACCATCAAGTACAAATTCTTTTATCCCTTCGTTACAATTAGTTCGCTTGGAGGCTAATTCACTAAAGTTGAAATTACTATCTCCATGCAGATTGGTTTTAGAAACTCCAAAATCTCTACCATAAATGGTTATGAAATCGTATGCTGTGATTCTATCTATGGTTGCAGCTTGAGGCTGTATAGATGACAGGAGTAGCAAAACTCGTAACCCAGTTTCAAAGGAAGAATTAAATATTTTATTCATCAATATTTACCCACGATTTTATAGTTTCGTCATTTACCAGAATGTGGCAAATACCTTTCTTTTCAAGATTTCCGATGAGTCCTACAATGTTCATTAATGCAGATTTTGTAAGTGCTATCGTAGTAATTCTTTCGAGAACAGCTTTTAATCTATCATATCCTGTTGCGTGATTTTCATCGTAGTATGTGTCTTCAATGCCTGCATAGACATCTTCTTTTAAGGTGACGAACTGTTGCTCTCCATCTGCGAATGATTCTCTTGCAATGTGTTGAACAAAATCCGCTTGGTAATATGCTCTTCTTTGTGAAGAGTAGTGACGTTGTAAAGGTCTTGGGAGAGATGGAATATTATCTGGTGTCACATCTCCGATTGCTTTCCCAAGCTTTTCAGCGTAAACATCACAAAGAGCATTTACATACGGTAGCTCTTTAGGAGCAAGTAAACCAGGTTGAACAAGCTGAATAGGAATTTTCACCTGATCATTGCCTAAATAGATGATATTGCTTTTGCTGTCAAAACGGACATGGTTGACTGGAGTAAATGGAACACCATTTTCATCATAATCTGTTGGAGGATTTTGTATAAAAGTAATATTACCACCTGATTGATTAGTGACATTAATATTGTTCTGACCTGTCTGCTGGACTGTTGGTGGAACAGAGCTGTTGATTATTGAATTTTTATCTGTATTCATTTGTGTTCCTCCTACATCTTGAAGTTTATTGTTCCATTGTTAGTTAAATTAATGTTATTATCTCCGTTTTGAACAACGTTTGTTTGTTGTTGAATTATTGTTGCATTCTGTTTTTGGGTTTTATCGTCTTCTGGGACAGGATACAAGCGAAGATAAATATCACGCATCTCATATCGTTTCTTTATTGTTTCCGGTCGAAGAACTTCTCTTAGCTGCTTGCCTTCCTCAAGAGATTCGTTTCTAAACCAAAGTACCATTCTTTCAGGAATCAGTTTCAAAAACTTATCAGAAATATAGTATGAGTATTCATCGAATACCTGCATGATATCATTGAGCAAAGTTCGAAGGGCATAATCAGTTATTTCACGGACTTCAAATTGCCAATTGCGATTAAAATCGGCAAGTTCATCTGCTAGAGAAAGTTTGGTATCTCCAGCCGAAGGATCATTCTCAATACAATATTTCAATATTGGTTTTGCCTGTTTTCTAATTTGTTTCAGATACTGTGCATCTTCTTCATTTAGGTTATCAATTACCAAACGTGGCTTTTCTGAAGTGGTTTCAGCTTTTGAGTCCATATCATCAGCAATGGCTTCTATTGCTTTACCCCAAACATCAGCAAGCACTTTCCCAGATGCTAGTATCTTTTCATTAAGCCTTTCTGAAGCGGTCTTTGTTTTTTCGGTTGGTGCTGCTTCGATGCAGTTATTTTGGCTTTCTATTGGAGTAACAGTATCTACATCTACAGTTGCAGCTACTTTGATTGAACGGCTTATTGTATTTCCAACACTACCAATATACTTCCACTGAGATTGAGGTGTTTTTTGTTGATGCCACATCTCGAAAGTTTTACGCCCCTTAGTGTTATCCGGTCTTTCTTTTAAGATGAAGTCCAAGGTAGAAAGTAGTAAAAAAGGGAGTTCAACCTCTGAAATACTTTCTATGTCATTTTTTGCTGTGATAACGGATGATGAAACCATAAAAGAAGTATCATCAGAGATTTCGTTATCGTTTTGTAGTACTTCAAAAATAGCTTTAACAAGCCATTCTGTTTTTGCACTATTAATAAACCTGTTTATAAACTCTGTCATTCTTTTTAGAACGGCGGGGTCTTTTTTATTTACCAGAGAATTAAAGGAACTGATAACCGAAGGGTCGGTAAACGGAATATAGGTTGTTCCGTAATCCTGGCAGGTTTTGAATTGCGAAGTGCATTTTCCAAAAGTTGTACCTTGTGCAGAATCAAAACAATCACCAGTAACCACCTCGACTAACCCCATCATTACATCGGTGTCTTTTAATCCATCAGATCCACCTTTTAGTTTATCTCTAGCTTTTGTTCGTGTTTTTCTTGCTTGAAGAATTAATGAAAATAGTATTCCTCCGCAAAGATAAGGCACCTTTGTTGGGGTCATCCTTACAACCTCCTTTATTTAGTAACCTTAGAAAGCTTAGAAAGACGAAAACAGGGAGTTAGCCTGTTGACGGAAACCTTAGCCACTATAGGTTTATAAGTGAAGATTGAGATAAGACGTGGAAATGTTTAGACCTACCGCATCAACACTTTCTCATATTATATCAGAAAAATATGAAAAAATCTACACTTCTCAAGTTTTGATATGTGATTGTGAAGAAAATCTCGTAAAACTGATATAAAACTTCAAACCGAAATGAAAGTGAGGTGATTGGCAATGGCTAAGAACTCAAAGCAAACATCCAAGGCAGTTGCTTCGAAAGCAAGCAAAGTTCTTCGTGATGGTCGTTACAGCAAGACATCAAAGTCCGTAGCTGGAAGTGCATTAGCACAAACAAGACCAGTAAAGCGTAAGTAATACTAGCAACAAGGGTGGACAGAGCAGGATTGGATAATCAACCTGTCCATCTCCCTTCGGGGAAATATCAAATATTAAATATCACAAGGCCTGATTAGCTATAAGGGCATTGGGATACAGATATCGGCATCGATCACAGGACAACCTGTGAAAGATGCGATAGAAGTACCCTTATTTCCTTATGCCCTTTTTCAGGCTATCCAGGTCGGTACTTCTACAAGCACCGGCCTTTATTTGTTTCCTATGCCCTTCTGCAAGAACCAGGCAGAAAGGCAGGAACTTTATGAAAATCAAGATGCGTTACGAGGATGCATACCAGACCCTTGAGGTCGAAAACATGGAATTGGAGAAATGGTTAAATATCTCCATTTCAGAAGAAGAAAGTCAGGAAGACTACGAAAAGAGAATCCAAGATGTAATCGAAGAGAGATTCAACAGACCCGATTACAACAGCTGGCACAAGCATGACCGTCATACTGGCAACGCTTATATGAAAAGCAAGGACGGAACAGTTGAGGTCAATACTGAAGAAGCAATCATGTTCAGAGCAGCTGATAAGTCAGCCTTTAACAGTTCTATTGACGGAGTACATAACCAGCTTGAATACGAAGAATGCTGTGAAACATTGAGAAGTCTTCTTAAACCTACAGTAGCAGATATGGTTATTGCTATTGTACTTGATGGATTAACCGTAAGCGAGTACGCAGAGAGAATTGATGACGAACCAAATAATGTAAGTCATCGCTACAGAAGAGCAATTAACAAATTAAAAAAAGTTTTTTCAAAAACGTCCTTTTAACCCTTCTCCCAAGGCTACCAGGTAGGAGGGTGACACCTCCAAAGAATTTTATTTTGAAGGAGGTAATTCGTATGGAATTGCAAGTATTTAACAGCACAGAGTTTGGCTCTGTAAGAACAGCAACTGTAAACGGTGAGGTTATGTTTGTAGGTAAGGATGTAGCGGACATTCTTGAATATACAAACACTGCTAAAGCTATCAGAGACCACGTTGATGAAGAAGATAAGCTGACCGAACGAATCGTTCTGTCAGGTCAGAACCGTGAAGTGATATTCATCAACGAGTCAGGACTTTATAGTCTTATTCTTTCTAGCAAGATGCCTAATGCGAAGAAGTTCAAGCATTGGGTAACTGCAGAGGTACTTCCGACTGTCCGTAAGCATGGAATGTATGCCATCGATGAGATTTTGGAAAATCCTGATCTTGCAATTGCAGCACTCACTCAGCTTAAGGAAGAGCGTGAGAGAAGAAAACAGCTTGAATGTCAGACCCTTATTCAGCGTCAGCAGATTGCAGAGATGCAGCCAAAGGCAAGCTACTACGACCTTATTTTACAGAACAAGAACACAGTTCCTATTACACAGATTGCAAAGGACTACGGTATGAGCGGTCGAAAGTTTAATGAACTTCTTCATGAACTTGGGGTTCAGTACAAGTTCAGAAAGACATGGCTTTTATATCAGCAGTATGCAGAATGCGGATACACACAATCACGTACCTATGCAATCGATGAGAGCAGAAGTGTGATGCATACCTATTGGACACAGAAGGGCAGACTTTTCCTTTATGACCTTCTGAAGAGCGAGGGCATCTATCCGCTTATTGAACAGGAGGATTAAAAGATATGGGCATTGATAAGTTTAATCATGAGGGTTATTCCGACCCGACTACATATGAGGCTCTTACCAATATCCATCGTGAAGAAGTGGCAGCTGATAAAAAGGCTGCCTATCTTCCGTTGGTATATGTTTGCAGTCCGTATGCAGGTGATATCGAGAATAATGTAAAGAACGCAAAAGCATACAGTAGATATGCCGTTAAGGAGAATGCTATCCCAGTAACACCTCATCTTCTCTATCCACAGTTCATGGATGACGGCAATGATGCAGAACGAGAAATGGCTATGCATTTCAATTATGTGCTTCTTGGCAAATGCACCGAACTCTGGGTATTCGGCGGAGTGGTTAGCCGTGGTATGGCTCGTGAAATCGGTGTTGCCAAGAAAAGAAGAATGAAGATCAGATGGTTTGACCATGCGATGAAGGAGGTAAATGAATATGCTTAACTTCACTATATACACAGCAGATTGTGTCGGCAACAGCGGGAACTGTCTGTATCCCAACAAGATGATTGTTACCGACAAGGAATCCTTTATCAAAGCAACGAAGATGGATCATGTAACTGCAAAGTACAAGGGAAACTATCGCAGTAAGGATAACTTTGAATTCTCCGACTGTATTCCTCTTGACTGTGACAATGACCATTCAGATAACCCGAATGAATGGGTAACTCCTCTTGATATAGCACTTGAAATACCGGGTGTTGCTTTTGCTGTATCGTATAGCAGACACCACAACCTTCCAAAGGGAGATAAGTCTGCTAGACCAAGATTTCATATCTTCTTCCCTATTGAGATTGTATCGGATGAGCAGGAGTATGCAGATATGAAACGAAAGATTGCAGATGTTTTTCCTTATTACGATGCTAACGCATTAGATTCTGCAAGATTTCTCTATGGCAATGATTCGGATGAAGTAGAGTTCTATGAAGGTGATAAAACCATTCTTGATTATCTGGAAGAGGATGATTTTGCTGATTTCGATGCAAGTCTTGAGCAGGTGCCGGAAGGTCAGCGTAACAGTACCATGAGTCACATTGCTGGAAAGATTATCAAGAGATACGGAAATACAGATGAGGTTTATCAGATTTTCCTTAAAAAGGCAGAACTCTGTAATCCACCACTTCCAGAAAAGGAACTCAATATGATATGGAGAAGTGCATCAAAGTTCGGTAACAAGGTGTCGAACCAGGAAGGATACATTCCGCCTGAACAGTACAACTCCGACTGCAGATTAAAGCCGGAAGACTTCTCCGATGTGGGACAGGCTACGGTGCTTGCAATGGAGTATAAGGATATTCTTCGTTATTCCCCATCTACTGATTACATGGTCTATAACGGCAGTTTCTGGGAGGAGTCAAAACCAAAGTCCCAGGGTGTTTCCCAGGACTTGACGGAAAGACAGCTTGCAGAGGCTGAAGCCGAAATGAAGAAGGCTATGGACGAACTTGTAAAGAATGGTGGTATGGAGATTCTTGTATCCGTGGGTCCAAAGAAGGCCGTGCAGATGTTTAACAAGCAGCAGGCTCATGCCTATGAGATGTATGAAGATGCTACTGTTTACAAGAAATATGCCATTAAGCGAAGAGATACAAAGAATATTGCTGCTACATTAAAAGAAGCACGTCCAATGCTTGAAGTGGAACAGAGAAACCTTGATGCCGATGAGTTCATGCTAAATACACCGACTCTTACCTATGATTTAAGACAGGGCATCAAGTTTCCAATGGAACACAGACCAGAGCATTTCATTACAAAGCAGACAACCGTTGACCCATCAAGCGATGGAGAAGATATATGGGAAGCTGCACTTGATACTTTCTTCTTAAAGGATACAGACCTTATCGATTATGTTCAGAGAATGGTTGGTCTTTCTGCAATCGGTAAGGTATATGTGGAGGCACTTATTATCGCTTATGGAGAAGGAAGAAATGGGAAGAGTACGTTTTGGAATGTCATTGCAAGAGTCCTTGGTACTTATTCAGGAAATATCTCTGCAGATATGCTGACCGTTGGATGCAGAAGAAATGTCAAGCCGGAACTTGCCGAGGCAAAGGGTAAGCGAATGCTTATTGCAGCAGAACTTGAAGAAGGCATGAGATTGAATACTGCCAATGTAAAGCAGCTCTGTTCTACAGATGAAATCTATGCTGAAAAGAAATATAAAGATCCGTTCTCATATACTCCGACACATACACTTGTGCTTTATACCAATCATCTGCCAAAGGTAGGTGCTATCGACAAGGGTACATGGAGAAGACTTATCGTTATTCCATTTGATGCCAAGATTGAAGGAAGTGCTGATATCAAGAACTATGCAGATTATCTGTTTGAAAAGGCAGGCGGGGCAATCCTTGCATGGGTCATTGAAGGTGCAAGAAAAGTAATCGCAGACAACTACAAGATAGACCCGCCACAGAAGGTGCGTGATGCCATTGAGCATTATAAGGAAAGTAACGACTGGCTTTCCTACTTCTTAAGTGAACGCTGCGAACTTGACCCTGCCTATGTGGCAAAGTCGAGTGAGGTATATAACGAGTATCGAATCTTCTGTACCCAGGTGGGTGAGTTTACAAGAAGTACAACTGATTTCTACACGGCCTTGGAAACGGTCGGATTTGAAAGATACCGTGACCGTAAAGGCAGATACATTAAAGGCTTAAGACTCAAGACGGACTTTATGGAAGAAGAGTAATGACAGTAGGTGTGACAGTTAATGACGGCTATTTACTATCCTTTTCTATAGAGTAAAAAAAATTAAGTCTATATATAAGTATAGGAAATGACAGTCTTACCCTGTCACACCATCAAATTCAGCATTGATGGAGGTGGCACGAATGCGTGAAAAAGAAGTAGAGCAGAAACTTGTAAAGGCTGTAAAGCTTGCAGGTGGTTTCTGCGTCAAATTTACATCTCCCGGATTTGACGGAGTGCCGGACAGACTGGTTCTTCTTCCAAAAGGGAGAATGGCTTTTATAGAACTCAAGGCTCCTGGCAAGAAACCAAGAGCCTTACAGAAAAGAAGAATGAAACAGTTATCAGCTTTGGGTTTTCCCTGCTATGTGGTTGATAACACTGATGTGATTGGGGGTGTCATTGATGAAATACAATCCTCATGATTATCAAAAATATGCAACAAACTTTGTGCTGGAACATCCCGTGGCAGCAGTCTTTTTGGATTGTGGAATGGGCAAGAGTGTGGTTTCACTCACTGCAATTTATGAGTTGATGTTCAATTCATTTGATGTAAGAAAAGTTTTAGTCATTGCACCCCTTCGAGTAGCAAGAGATACATGGCCTGCAGAGATTGAAAAGTGGGATCACTTAAAGGGTCTTACCTATTCGGTTGTTATAGGTACAGAGCCGGAGAGAAAAGAGGCATTAAGAAAAAGTGCTGGTATCTATCTAATCAACAGAGAAAATGTGGACTGGCTTATCAATAAGAGTGGTTTCCCATTTGATTTTGATATGGTAGTCATTGATGAGTTATCATCTTTCAAGTCGGCATCGGCTAAACGATTCAAAAGTCTTCTAAAGGTAAGACCAAAGGTAAAAAGAATCGTGGGTCTTACAGGAACTCCAAGCAGCAATGGTTTTATGGATTTATGGGCAGAATTCAGAATCCTTGATATGGGAGAAAGGCTCGGAAGATACATAACGCATTATCGCAACAATTTCTTTGTGCCGGATAAAAGAAATCAGCAGATGATATTTTCCTATAAACCAAGACCTGGTGCGGAAGATGCCATCTACAGACTGATATCGGATATTACGATTTCCATGAAGTCGGCAGATTTTCTTAAAATGCCTGAATGCATAATGAACGAAGTGGAAGTAAAGCTTTCAGAAAAGGAATGGTCTGTATATGACGAATTAAGGCAGGAAATGGTGGTGTCTTTGGAAGATGAAGAGATTGATGCTGCAAATGCTGCTGCTCTTTCAGGCAAACTTCTGCAGATGGCCAATGGTGCAATCTATAACGAGGAAAAAGAGATCTTTCACATACATGACAGAAAGCTTGATGCTCTTGAAGATTTAATCGAAGGTGCAAATGGCAAACCTGTACTTGTGGCCTACTGGTACAACCATGATCTTGAACGAATCAAGGAAAGATTCAAGGTTCGTGAAATCAAGACTTCAAAGGATATCAGAGATTGGAATAATGGCGAGATATCGATTGCTGTTATTCATCCTGCGAGTGCAGGACACGGCTTAAATCTTCAAAGTGGTGGTTCAACACTTATATGGTTTGGCCTTACATGGTCGCTTGAACTTTATCAGCAGACAAATGCAAGACTTTATAGACAGGGTCAGAATGATACAGTAGTCATTCATCACATTATCGCAAAGGATACGATTGATGAAGATGTGATGAGGGTGCTGAAACTGAAAGAGAAAACACAGACAGATCTTATCGATGCGGTTAAGGCGAGAATCGGAGGTGGTGTGGATGCAAGGCAATGAGTTTTTAAACAGACCTTTTATTCTGAATAACAAGATTAACGATAAGAAGATTAAGCTCGGATTTTACAGAGAATTGTCGTGCAGTCCATCATCACCGGGATTCGAAGAGCATTTTTCAAGCAATCCAAATACAAAAGCACCCTTTGTTCGCTACTTAGAAAAGATAGATAATCTAGAGCGAGAGATTGCTGAAGATTATAAAATGCTTGAAGAGATTAAAACCGAAGTGGACAATGCAATTGATGTTGTTGAAGATCCAATGGAACAGATGATTCTAAGATATAGGTACTTGGAATTTTTATCAATGCCGGACATATCTGTCCGAATGCATTACTCACTGCGCTGGACAAAGAAACTACATAGACGTGCATTGGACAGCTTTGAAAGAGGACACCCCTAGATCACCCCTAGGACACTCCCCGTTCATGTTGAAATGATGTAGAATGGTATTGTAGAAAATTATATAAAGACAACAGAGCCTTTGTAGGAGCAATCCCGCAGAGGCTTTTGTTATGTCCAGATGGAGGTGAAAAAGATGCCAAGAAAACCAAAGAAACCATGTGGTTATCCCGGATGTCCTAATTTAACAGAAGGTAGATACTGCAGGGAACATGAAAAACAAATGAACCAATCCTACGAGAAGTATGGCAGAGACAAAGCTGTACGCCGTAGGTACGGAAGAGCGTGGAAACGAATCCGTGACAGCTATGTTAAGGAACATCCTTTCTGTGAACTGTGTTTTGAGAAAGGAATCCTTGTGCCTGTAGATGAGGTTCATCACAAACTACCACTGTCAGAAGGTGGAACGCATGAGAGGTCTAACCTCATTGCTTTATGTAAGTCATGTCATGCAAAGATTCATGCCGAGCGTGGTGATTATCAAGGAAGTAAGAAACATCATGTGTATAAATATTAAGTGTGACAGGCTATGACGGGTATATACATACCTTTTCTATAGAGGTTAAAAATTAATCTATATATATAAATATAGGAAATGACAGTCTTACCCTGTCACACATTAAAAAAAAGCACGATGCGATGAGAAAAAAGACCCAGGGGCGGTCAAAATCTCTAAAATGACCGTCACCGTGGAACGGCGTGGGGTCTTGCGTGTGAAAAAGGCGAAATCAAAAGGGTAATAAAGCTGGCTATCCTTATAACTGTTTTTAGAAATTCAAAGGAGGAACATGAGACGTGCCTACGAAATCAAATAACATAGGCGGCCGTGGTGGTGCCAGACCTGGTGCCGGACGTAAGAAATCGGCTGTCAAAGAAAAAGCCAATAACGGAAATCCCGGCGGACGAAGATTAGAGGTTCTGGATATTCCAGATGTGGAAGGTGTGGAGATGCCGAAGCCACATGACTTCCTGTCAGCAGAGCAGAGAGATGGATCAGAACTGCAGGCATCTGAGATCTATGAGGAGACGTGGCAGTGGCTGAAGAAGATAGGATGTGCATCGAAAGTATCACCGCAGCTGCTTGAAAGATATGCGATGTGTTCTGCTCGTTGGATTCAGTGTGAGGAGATGACCAATAAGCTAGGTTTTCTTTCCAAACATCCCACCACACAGAAACCTATCCCATCTCCGTTTATCAATATTGGCATTAACTATATGAACCAAGCCGTAAGGCTGTGGAATGAAATATTTCAGATTGTGAAGGAGAACTGCAGTACCGATTATGACGATGCTGCTCCACAGAATGATTTGATGGAGAGACTCCTAAGAGCAAGGGAAGGAAGATAGCATGATTGAAAAAGTAAATCCGAGTCATCCGGACAAGGTGGCAGACAGAATTGCAGGAGCGATTGTCGACCTAGCATATAAAAAACAGGAGAATCCAAAGATTGCTGTGGAGGTACTCATTGGTCATGGTTATGGTCATGTAGTGATCGAAACTTCCGCACCTTTGGAAAAAGAAGATGTAGCATTTATCGTGGATCGAATGGCACCGGGCATCCGTGTGTTTATTCAGATTGTTCCGCAGGATGTGCATCTTGCAAATAATCAGTCGAAGGGAATGAGATGTGGTGACAATGGAATCTTCAAAGGTGTGCCACTGACAGAGGAACAGAAAGCACTCTCTAAGATTGCAAGAGAAATCTACACTTCTTATCCTACGGATGGAAAGTACATTCTTGATGAGGCAAGACTGATCATCTGTCAGAGCAATGCAAAAACTACAGATTTGAAAAACACATATCCAAGTGCAGAAATCAATCCGCTCGGTGATTGGATTGGTGGGATTGATGTGGATTCCGGTGCGACCAACAGAAAGCTAGGAAGTGACATGGCTGAGTCAGTGACTGGCGGAGGTCTTCATGGCAAGGATCTTTCAAAGGCAGATGTGTCAGTCAATATCTACGCATTCCTAAAAGCACAGGAAACAGGAAAGCCTGTAGAAATCTGCTGTGCCATTGGTGATGATAAAATCGATGGAATCCCATATCAGGACATCGTGAATATTGCAAAAGATTACATAGACTCTGTAGGTGGATTTGAAAAATTCGCTGAGTGGGGTCTTTTTTAGTGGAGGTGGCTATGAGTAAGACAACAACAGAAATGCAGCTTGTAGCTGTTTCAAAACTAATTCCCTATGTGAACAATGCAAGAACCCATTCTGCAGAACAGGTCATGAAGCTGAGGTCCTCTCTTCGTGAGTTCGGTTTTATCAATCCTGTCATCATCGACAGAGAATATAACGTGATTGCCGGACACGGCAGAATTATGGCTGCAAAGGAAGAAGGAATTACAGAAGTTCCTTGTGTGTTTGTAGATTATCTGACTGAGGCACAGAAGAAAGCCTATATCCTTGCAGACAACCGAATGGCAATGGATGCAGGATGGGATGAAGAACTTCTCCGCATTGAGATTGAGTCCTTGAAGGATATGGATTTCAATGTAGGGCTGACTGGATTTTCTGAAGATGAGCTTGCAGAACTTTATGGAGAAGACAAGCAGTCAGAAGTGGAAGATGATGATTATGATTTATCTGATGCACTGGAAAAGGCAGCCTTCGTACAGCGAGGAGATATCTGGACAGTCGGCAGACATAGACTGATGTGTGGTGATGCGACATCCGAAGAAGATGTAGCACAGCTGATGGATGGGAAGAAAGCAAATCTTATCGTAACAGATCCTCCGTATAATGTGGCCTTTGAAAGTTCGGACGGACTTTCAATAAAAAACGACAAGATGGCAAATGATAAATTCTATGAATTTCTGCTTTCTGCATTTAAGAACATGGCAGAGCATTTGGAAAAGGGTGGATCAGCGTATGTATTCCATGCAGATACGGAAGGTCTGAACTTCAGAAAAGCATTTGTGGATGCAGGTTTTCACTTATCCGGGTGCTGCATCTGGGTGAAGAATTCCCTGGTGCTTGGCAGAAGTGATTATCAGTGGCAGCATGAACCAGTGCTTTATGGTTTCCTTCAGAATGGCAAACATTACTGGAGCAAGAGTGCCGGCAGAAGTCAGACTACCATTTGGAATTTCGATAAGCCAAAGAAAAATAAGAATCATCCGACCTCAAAGCCACTTGACCTTCTTGCATATCCGATTGGAAATTCCAGTCATGAGAATGCAATTGTAATCGATACCTTTGGTGGCAGCGGATCAACTCTGATGACTTGTGAGAAGACCAACCGTATCTGTCATACGATGGAACTGGATGAGAAGTACGCATCGGTTATCCTTCGCAGATATGTAGAGGATACCGGTGATGCAGAAGGGGTATTTGTAATCAGAGATGGTGAGAAGATCCCATACTCTGCACTGGTAAAAGAAGTGGAGGATACGGATGGAGAAACAGAATAATTTGACCCTCGGAAGTCTGTTTGATGGTTCCGGGGGTTTTCCTTTGGGAGGACTTATTTCTGGAATTACTCCAATCTGGAGTTCAGAAATTGAGCCATTCACTATTAGAGTTACAACGAAAAGACTGCCGCAGGTAAAACACTATGGAGATATTTCCAAGATGAACGGAGCTGAAATTGAACCTGTGGACATCATAACCTTTGGCAGTCCATGCCAGGACATGAGTATTGCGGGCAAGCGCGATGGACTTGGAGGTTCAAGGTCTAGCTTGTTTTATGAGGCAGTCAGAATCATAAAAGAAATGAGGTGTAAGACAAATGGACAAAAACCAAGATTTATCGTCTGGGAAAATGTCCCCGGAGCGTTCAGTTCCAACAAGGGAGAAGATTTCCGAGCCGTCCTCGAAGAGGTCTGCAAAATCAAAGACGAATCAGTGTCTGTGCCTAAACCTAACAAATGGAATACAGCAGGCCGCATCTTGGGAGATGGTTACTCCGTTGCCTGGAGACAGTTTGATGCTCAGTTTTGGGGAGTACCCCAGAGAAGAAAACGTATCTACCTTGTCGCAGATTTTGCAGATTGGTGTGCCGGAAAAATACTATTTGAGTCAGAAGGCTTGTCTGGGTATTCTAAGACGAGCATCTCTTCGTGGCAAGGTTCTGCCGCCACTGTTAGAGAAAGCACTGAAAATGCAGGCATCGGCCTGATGTTTGAAAATCATGGACAAGATGCAAGGTATACGGGCCCTCTTGATGTATCGCAGACAGTTCTATCAACCTATGGAACGGGTGGAAATAATCAGCCGTTTATCGTGGAAGATATGAAAAGTTTTGATGTAAGGCTAACCTCCGAAGGTACAAGAAATGCAAGAAA